GCTATTACTTGTGTTAAGCCAAGCGGTACTGTGTCTCAGCTTGTTGATTCTGCTAGTGGCATACATCCCCGTTTTTCTAAACATTACATTCGTAGAGTACGTTCAGACAAGAAAGACCCGCTTGCTCAGTACATGACAGCCGCAGGTTTCCCTGTGGAAGATGACGTAATGAGTAAGTCTTCACTGGTCTTTGGCTTCCCTATCAAGTCACCCGACAGCAGTACTACAGTAAAGCAGGTGGGTGCTATGGAACAGCTAAGAGTTTGGAAGAAGTACCAAGACCACTGGTGTGAACATAAGCCAAGTATCACTGTTTATTATACAGATAGTGAGTTCCTGCAAATAGCACAGTGGATATGGGATAACTTTGATTCCGTCAGTGGTATTAGTTTGTTGCCAGTCAGTGACCATGTTTATCAGCAAGCCCCGTATGAGGACATAACCGCTGAGAAGTATGAGGAGTTACTAGCGGCTATGCCAGTGGATATTAAGTGGGAAGACTTAGAACACTTTGAGAAGGAGGACAACACCACAGGTTCTCAGGAACTAGCGTGTGTCGGAGGAGCGTGTGAAATAGCATAGGTAAAACTAAGGGGGCGTAATGCCCCCTTTTGTTTACATCCCTTCTACTATAGGTGTCGCTAAAGTACCGCCTATGATACCACGACCCATTAATTGCTCTAAACTTTTATAATAAGCAGGAGGTAGACCCTTGCCTTGTTTCTGTGCTTCTATCGCTACCTTCTGAAGACTTATCAGCCTATCTATGTTTTTACCGCTTATTGTACCACTTGATACAAACGCGGGTAATGAACTTTTTATAAATTCAACAAAAGATGGCTTGGTGACTACAGATTGCTCCGCTTGAGCGATTGTAAGTTGGAAACCTTGTTGACTTTTATCTGAGCGTTGTAGTATAGAAAGATTCTCTAACAACTCATCCATTTTACCTGTCACAGGTGTTCCCTTAAACAACTCTTGAAAAGTCTCTCTAAATCTAGGGTTTTTAAGTTTCTCTTGGAAACGTGCCGCTGACGGTATTGCATCTTCTCTGGATGTTCTTAATATCTCGTCCAAGAAACCCCTTCTAATGCCTTCTAACGGGTCTTTACTTAAGTTCTTAAGCATTTCCTTATACTGTGTCAATTCAGCCTTAGAAGCGTCCTTAGGAGGCTTAGGGAGGTCTTTCTTAAACTGAGCCGCAATCTTTCTTAACTCTTTAATCTGTATCACACCCTCAGACAAACCGTCCTGCGTCAACATTCTTCCTATCTTAGCAGGGTCGTTTATCTTCATCGCGCTCTTCAACCACTCAGACCCCACAACCTTACGACCTCTTGCGTAGTAGTCTGTAACTTCTTTATATTCTTTTCGTAACGCAGGGTTCAGTTTTTCTGCGGCATCGTCCATTGATTGTTGTAATAAATCTCTTGTTTTATTTAACACTTCTAAGGAGTTACTGTCTTTACTGCTTGACCCTAGAATATCGTCTATTTCTTTTTTAACCAACGAAAGTCTTTGGTGCGCTTCATAGAAATTTAAATCGTCAGGTAACTTGGAAAGATAATCTAAGTGTTTTTTCACACCGCCTTTGTATACAAACTGCGGCTCTAGTTGACCTGTCTTAGGGTTTAATTTAGGTTGCGCTCTGTACTGGTTTTTTAACTCTTTTGCTAAAGCATTAGCTTCTTCTCTAGCGTTGACAACAACACCCTTACCTCGTATAGCTAGTCCCTTATAAAGAGGGTCAACTATCTTAGCCAGTGCTTGTTCGTTTTGAGCAATGAACGCTTGTAAGACTTGTCCTTGTTTACGTGGAGAAGCATTTTTAAACATTTGATTCATTTCATCTATTTGCTTACCCATGAACTGACCATAAATGTCGTAGTAACGCTCTACAGTCCCTTTAGTAAACTTAGATACTTTAGCTATTTGTTCTGCAAGTTTAGGTAGTGCTTTATCTGTAACCATAGAAGGCATCAAACTTGCGCCCATCTCTCTTAGCTGAGTCTGTAGTTTAGCTACTTGGTCAATACTTTCATCACCAAGACCTGCCTTACCTGAAATAAGTGTTCTTTGTGGTTTCATTTTACCAATTAGTTGCTTACCACCTCTATATGTTTTAGCTACAGCGGGAAAGCCTAATCCGAACGCAGAAGACATTAGCATATCTGTTTGAGCCGCATCCCAAGCCTCATCAAAAGCCAGTGTAGGATTGAACTCTTTACCTGTAACTACAGCCTCTACAGCATCATGTGAAAACTCAGTAGCACCTAAAGCTGTACCAGAAGCAAATGCACCTGCTAAAGTACCAGTAACAATAGGTGTAGCACCTTTAACAACACCAAACCAACCAACAGGAGGAACACCCTCCACTAGTTGTTTGCCCCATGCGTATCCTCTCTTACTTGCGGGTATAGAGGCGGCTATAGAAGCGGCAATACCTGACGTAGGTTTAGTCCAACTAGACCAAGTATTTGAGTCTGTTTCTTCCCCACCTAACCCTTCAAAGGCAATCTTGTTTATCATACTATGTGGGTTTAAACTATCTGCTTGCCACGTAGTATTAAGTTGGTCCAATAAGTCTTCGTCAGTAATAGCCCCTGATGGCAAAGGGTCTTTACGTCTTTCAGACGTTCCTGTGGCAGAGACAGAAGACTGTTGCATTCCTGCGTTCAACTGCTCTAACAATGAGGGGTCAGTAATAGCACCGCTAAATGTTTCATTTGACATTATTACTAATCTCCTATTTTATTGTAACTCTAGGTACTTCATACCACTGAATTTCCCCTGTCTGAGGGTCTGTTTGTGGTTGACCAAACTCATTAGAAAGGAAATAAAACTTACGCTCTTCTCCGTAAGCATCGGTTACTGTACGAGTAAACTTAGAATATTCAGGGTTTTCCCAGTCAATCTGTGGTGTAATACCCATTAAGGTTTGTCTAAACCTAGTGTAGTGTTTCTTAACTAAATCTAATTGCCTTGTGAATGCCTCATCTCCTGCGGCAGGGTCTAGCTTACCTAAAGAGTCTTGTAGCATTATAAGTTCAGCCTGATTCAACGCACCTAGACCAGAAGCACCTGTTGTTGAATTTCTTTTGAGTTCCATCAACTTGTCCATAGCCAGATTAGACTGTAGACTTTCAACCATTGCTTTCTGTTGTCTTGAGTCAGAAGCGGGGACATACTTAGCTAAAGGATAGAAAAACGCAGTATACTCGTCTGTTAGTCTTTTAGACTCATCAATGAAACCTATTTGCATATCAATCTCATGTAGACTTTCTACTGTCTGCGAATACTTTTGTTTTGCAATCTTAGCAGACTCTACTGTAGGTACATTTTCTTGAACAATTCCCGCAGTAGTTTTGTTTAGTACTGTATATGTACCATCTTCTTGTCTTTCCATACTATACTCAGGAAGAGACTTAACACCTATTAGAGTTTTATCTGTACCATCTTTTTTAACACTATAGTTGTGCGTTTGACCAGTAGAGGCATCAACTTCCTCAATTATGTCTCTATCTTCTTCAACATCAAAAGTTTTAATAACTTCGCCTGTTTGGTCATTTATTAACGCTTTTTTATTAACACCCTCTACTTCAATGTCCACAGTACTGGTTGACAGTTTAGGTGGTGCTTTTTTCTCTCTAGCTAAAACCTCAACAGCTTTCTGAGTCGCACCTTGCACACCATTACGTACAGCACTAGCTAATGAAGCGTATTCAGAAGGCAAAGCGTTAGCTAAGTTTTCCATCTGTGTTAGTCTTTTTTGCTCATCTGCTCGCATCTTACCAAGAATTGCATCCTGTTGTCTTTCCTGACCAGTCCTTCTATCTCCTCCGAACATACCACGAACACCACGACCCATTTGCTGTAGACCACCCATGACAGCGTTTGCTCTCATTTGCTGAGGAGTCAAAGTGGCTCTAGGGTCAATACCTCCACTAGGGATACCTGTTAATAATCCTGCTATATCTCTTCTGTTAGCCATTAGTATTTACCCTCTTAATCGTCTTTACTTTGGTTATAAAAATACATTAACCAATCTTCTGTTTTAAAATCTTCAAAGTTTGGCGTACCTGCGCCATCGCCTGACCCAGTATCACCGCCTATAATATCACTAAGATTTTGTTGAGTTTGTCGTAATGATTCAAGGTTGTAAGCAGACCCTTCTTGTAAACCTTTCATTAATGATTCAATACCTGCCGCACCTGCTTGACCATAGAACTCAGCACCTGAACGTCTACCTATATCAGCTAGTTTAGCACCTTCAAGACCATAACCTAACGCACCTAATGCTTGCTGTTGTGGCATATAACCTAGACTCATCATGCCTTGAGCCATAGCTAAGTCTTGAGTACGTGGAACAAAGCTAGCACCCATCAAGCCTTGCGCTCTTGCAAAGTCTGCTTGCTCTTCAGTCATACCTGCACCGAACAATGCGCCTGCTCTAGTTAGGTCAGCTTGTTCTTGACTTAGACCACCCGATAACTGTGCTTGCGCTCTAGCTATCTCACGTTGCTCTGGAGTATAACCTGCACCTAGTAATCCTGTAGCCTCAGCTAAGTCCTGCGCTCTCATTCCTGATGCTTGTCCTAACAAACCAAGACCTTGACCGTAGGCTTGTTGTTGCTCTTGCATAGCCTGTTGTCTAGCCGATAGGTTTGCTCTTGACATAGCCTCTTGTCTAGCAGTCTCTTGTGCTAACAATTCAGGAGAAGAACCACCGTATGCTGATGAACTTAAACCTAAGCGTCCCTGAGCCAACATACGCTCTTCTAAGGCTAAACGCTGACGTTCTTCTTCAGGACGCTGTGTGGCTCTTATCTGTTCATATAGGTCAGCCTGTGCTAAACTAGGGTCTACACCTGCTCTAGCTAAGGCTAAGTCAGACTGTGTTAATAATGCTTGTTGTCTTGTGTCAGCACCTAGACCTGCAAACTTTGCTCTAGCCTGTTTTAGTATCTCTTCTTGCATAGGGTCAGCACCTACAGCACTTAACCCTGTACCGCCTGTAGTTCTTAATGAACTAGGACCTAAACCGCTATAAGCTGTAGTGCCTAAACCAGTTAAAGAACTATCGCTTAATCCTCTATATGCTGATTCTGCTTGAGTCGCTAAGTAATTAGATAAAGCGTCTTGACCTATACCAGTCATAAACCCTTGTGCTGACGTTAATCCACTAGTTTGTAAAGCCTGTTGCTCAGGTGTCATAGTTAAAGTATAACCACCTTCAGGTGTCGTAGTAGCCGTACCCAGTCCCGTAGTAACAGTAAAAGGTTTAAACTGAGTCATCCCTGCTACGTCTGAAGCAAGTGCTTGTGCTTCTGTAAAACCTTGCTCGCCTATGCTAACAGCTTGCTCTGCACCTTCTTTACCGATGTAGTAACCGCCTGCTAAATCAAACAGGTTTTGACCGAACTGTCTCCAGTCAGTGCCTTCTTGTTCGTTTCCGTTATCCATTATGCGTTCTCCTAAGCAAATACAGCAGAACAAACCGCCTGTACATTCGCAGGCTCAGAACTAAAGTCATCACCTGATTGGATTACATGACGGTGATAACTACTTGAGATTACCTCGCCATCTTCTAATACTTTAGTAGCTGTACGTACTTGTACTACTGTACCTTCCTCTGTAGTTACTACTTCAATTTTGTCTGCTGATATTTCTTTTGTTAAACTCATTTTTGTTTCCTCTTGTTTTAGTCCGTACCTAGAATCCACTAGGTATAATTAAGCGTTTGTTGTGTATACACCACTAACCATAAGACTTGTGCTAGATGTATTTAAGTCTGAATCAGTTACAGCACTAGTTGTACTGCCCTCGCGAAGACTTATCGCACTGCCTGAAGTATATCCTGCTATCTGGTTTGTATTTTCATTAGCTGTTGTTAAGTTAGTGTGTCCTACCTGTACTCTTCCAAACTTAGCAGATGAAAAGGGTAAACCGCTTATCTGTACTTCGCCTACTATGTTGTGTGTGTCAAGTCTAACAGTTGTTAAATAACATTGAATATAGACCTGATTTCCTATTTTAGTGTAGTTGGCTTGACTGGGGGTGTAAGAAGCAGAGCCACTTGTGCTTCCTGTAATAGCAGGAGTCCAAGTGCCTTCCTCATAGTCATCTAACTTGTTGGCTGAACCTGTGCCACCTAAGTAAACACCGCCAGATAGGTAGAGGTCTTCAAAGCGAGAATTACTTGCCCCTAAGTCTGTAGTATTATCACTTAAGTCACCATCAGTATTCTTAACTGGGATTACTGCTTTTGTGCTTGCGGCAAACCTTATACCTGCATGGTTATTATCGCTACCGCCTATTCTTATATCGCCTGCTACAGTACCAATAGACCCTACATTTGTGCCGTCTTTGTAAAATTCAATAATGTTTCCATCTACGCCCATCTTATTAAGGTTCATAACGGACTGTGTAGACGTAGTTGTTTCTCTTGCAACTTGTAACAAATGATTTGGACTGTAGACAAAACCAGTATTACCACCGCTTGCACTGTTGTAAACACTAGTATCAGTAGTACCCACCAATAGGGTGCCTGATGAGTCAATCGTCATACGATAAACTGCATTAGTATCATCATAAATACTAAAACTACCATCGCTGTTGATAATTGAATAATCAGAGTTTTGATTTGTGTCTGTAAGATATAAGCGAGGGAAAGTAGATTCAATGCGAACATCGCCATCTTTAACGTGTAGCTTTTTACTAGGATTAGTAGTACCTATACCTACGTTGCCTGCATGGGTTATACGCATACGTTCTGGCGGACCATCGACACCTGCATTCGTAGTTGTGTGGAAAGCTAGCCCAACATCCTGAGAAGCAGGGTCTGTTCTACGGATAGCGGCATAGTCTATAGATGCTGAACCCCAGACAATGTCCTGTCCTGCTCCGCCAGTGAAACGCAAGTCACCACTACCTAAATCTAAAGCACTGCTTGGACTACTAGTGCCTATACCTACTTTAGCCTCAGACACATCAACAAACAGTGTGTTGGTATTAACAGCTACGTCAGCACTAAAGTTTACCACACCAGTAAATGTGTCACCTGCTGTGTCAGCCTTAGTCGCTATTGCTGTCTGTATGTTTGTAAATTCAGTTGTAAACTCAGAGCCTCTGACTACCTTAGAGTCATTACTAGAAGGAAGACTATCTTTTGCTCCGAAGTCAGTTGTTATTGTATAATTACTCATTAAATTAATCTCCCCAGAAGAGCGTGTACGTCTATTTGTTGTATTGAATAAGGTGCGCCATTAATAGTTGACTCAATGCCTATGGTTACTACAGTACCACTACCGCTTGTATTAACCGAAGGACGCTGTATGTCTATGCCTGTTGTGTAAAAAGATTCTTGGTAAGAAGGTTCGTCAGGAATACCGTTGTTGTCTGCGTCAATGTCAGCCTTCCTACCAAACATTGCTGTACCATACTCAGATACAGACGTATCCGATAGTTCAGTGTTAAAGGATTTCTTAATGAACCCACCACCATAGTCATATCCCCAAGCTAGTGTAGTATTAGAAGCTACGTTACCGATAACTGTAATGTTAAACTTCTTAAGAAACTTAAGGTTAGTAGAGTTACCAAAGTTTAGTGGATTACTGTAGTAAGTCATAAGGTAAGAACTACCGTTGTCCTTATGTCCTTCATACTTAAATATACCGTCTGCTCTACCAAAGTAAACACTACCGTCCTGTAGTAAAGCCATGCTACGTGGATTAATACTAGACCATGTAGTCACTCTGTTAGCACCATCAGGCAGAGGACCACGCATATCAAAGCAGTATATAGTCTGACTGTCCTGTAGAGACAATAAGTAGAATGCTTCGTCTGCACTATAGATAGACTTGATAGGGTTGGTCTGTTCTCTAACCAATGCAGTTAATTCATTACGGACATTGTTACTGATGTCACGCATAGGCATTGACTTTTCTTGTATAGTACGACCAAAGCTACGTACACCATCTTCAGACAGGAATATAATGTCAGTACCTGTGTGTTGTACGGAATCTCTAGCAATACAACCTACGCCTTCTACAGTGTCGTGTAGTACCATATTAGCAGGACTTGTTGCACCTGAGTAAATAATAATTGAACGCTTACAGAATATAACTAAAAAGTTATTATGGGCTGACAAAGCTACAATTTCATCGTGACCGCTAGGAAATACATTGGTTAAATCTAAAGAACCTGTAGTACCGCCTGTCCAAGCATGACCGTTAAGGGTGTCCGACCAGTATACAGTATGTTTGTTACCAGTTACATCAGCTACCCATAGTCTACCAAATGCGGCTAATACTTCATTGCCTTGAGGTGCAGTACCTGTAGAATGAGAGTGGCTTGACATAGCCTCTAAGACTCCTGAGCCACTTTCGTCTGTATATAGTAAAGGCTCATGTCCTCTTTGGAAGAAATACGTATGGTTATTAAAGTCTACAATCTTCCAGTTGTTTGCTGTTGGTGTATATCCCGCAGGAGTTATGTCAGTTAAGGCAGTACCTGAGAATATTTTATTGTTGCCTCCTGAAAATACTACCTTGTCACCACTACGGTCTAAAGACTCGTGTAAAGCCTCTACGCCACGACTAGTACCTAAGTTAGAGTTGTTTGTAGAAACCGCTGTATAACCCTTACGTGCGCCTATACGCCCATATTCGTCAATGATACAGTTACTAGCGGTAGCCGCAAAGGACTGGTCAAGAGATATAGGTGAATCCTGACTGTTAATCCCCGCAAATCCTGGGGCTTGTACTGTAATGTTCTGTAATTGTTGTGCCATTATTCGTATGTCCAAACAGTTTCAGAAGGAAACCTAGAGGCATCAAAGGCTACTGCATCTGCCAATGTAGTGTCCGCTAGGGCAAATAGTTCCTGCGAAGAAGTACCACCTGTCTCTCCACGTTCACGGGAAGCTAAGGCTATTGCATAGTTAATAACAGGCTGTGAAGGTACATACAGCTTATCAGCATCAAGAGTAAACGGGTCTGCTCTATCTACAATGTTAAAGCGTAATGTATATGCTTTGTCAGGCTTAGGGTACAAATCTACCAAAGCATTACCACTAGCATCTACACCATTCCAAGAGTAGTACAGAGGTGAACCAGTTGCAGGAGTCTGTGTCAAATAAGATTTGTTCATTAACGAAGAACTAATAGGACGCATAAAGTAGTTAGACGTATCATTAATGACATCTAGTATCTTAAATGAGTTATTAGTCCCTGTAATGCTGTAACTAAATACATCGTTAGTTGTTGTGACTGTTACTGTTTTACGTAGTGCTGACCAATCCCACGCATCTTCAACAATACGTCTACCATCATTGACAAACTCTCCTATAAGTTTTACATAGGAGTCTGTAGCATTTTCTACAGAAGATGTTTCTTCCTCTCGCATTCTACGCAGTACACTGTTTACTAATTGTAAGTAAGTCATTATCCATACCTTCTTA